GGTAACCTGGGCGCTAACGACATCGGTGTGATCCATGAGCTGGTGCAGACGGACGGCACGATGACCGTTCTGTTTGCCGGAAATAACAAGCTGTTTAAGCTCGATGGCTCTAACGCTGTCTCCGAGCTGACCTACGGGGGTGGGGGTACTGCCCCGACAATCACGGCCAGCAACTGGTCGTGCGCTTCGCTCAACGGCATCACCTACTTCTTCCAAGAAGGCCACAGCCCCCTGATTTTTGACCCGGCAGTGAGCACGACGACGTACCGCCGCGTGAGCGAGAAAAGTGGTTACGCTGGCACGGTTCCCTCGGGCAACATCGTGATCTCGGCCTATGGCCGTCTGTGGGTGGCCGATACGACGACGGACAACACGACCGTGTCGTTCTCGGACATCTTGGCTGGCCACATTTGGACTGGCGGCACCTCTGGCACGCTGGACATTAACCGAGTCTGGCCCAGCGGTGCGGACAACATCTCCGGCCTTGCGGCGCACAACAACTTCCTGATCATCTTCGGATCGCGCCAGATTCTGGTGTACTCGGGCGCAACTGCTCCTGCGTCGATTACGTTGTATGACACGGTGGGCGGCATCGGCTGCATCGCCCGCGATTCGATCCAGAACACGGGCAAAGATGTCCTGTTCCTGTCCAACTCGGGCGTGCGCTCGTTTGCCCGAACGATTGTGGAAAAGTCAGCCCCGCTCGGTGACTTGTCCAAAAACGTCCGCAGCGACCTGATCAACATCATCAGCGGCGAGACGCTGCCTAACATAAAGTCGGTCTATTCAGAGAAGGAAGCCTTCTACCTGCTGACGCTGCCGTCGGTCAAAGAGGTGTATTGCTTTGACACCCGCGTGCAGTTGCAAGATGGATCTTTCCGCGTCACGACCTGGGACTCGATTGAGCCGACCGCATTGTTCGCTCGCAAGAACGGCGATGTGCTGGTTGGAAAGAACGGCTACGTCGGCAAGTATTTCGGCTATCAAGATTACACATCTGCTTATCGGATGCAGTACTTCACGAACCACGCCGACTTAGGAAACCAGAACGTCACTTCGATTCTGAAGCGCTTGAAAGTCATCGTGATCGGTGGCTCTAACCAATTCGTCACGGCCAAGTGGGCGTTTGACTTCTCGACCAACTACCTCTCGTCTAACATGTCAATTCCGACTCAAGGCGAGTCGGAATATGGCATTGCTGAATATGGCGCTAACGGCGTTCCGGTGGCACAGTATGCTGATGGTGTTGCACTGCAACAGCTTCAGACGCCAGCCAGCGGCAGCGGCAAGGTCGTGCAAACCGGCTACGAATCCAATATCAACGGATCTTCCATGTCGATCCAGAAGATCGAGATCCAGGCTAAAGAGGGCAAAGTATCATGAGTAACTACACCCAGAGCACGAACTTTGCGACCAAGGACAACCTGTCCTCTGGAGATCCGCTCAAGATCGTTAAGGGCACGGAGATCAACACCGAGTTCGCCAACATCGCTATCGCTGTCGCTACGAAGGCCGATTTGGCGTCGCCTACGCTTACGGGTACGCCCGCCGCGCCGACGGCCTCCTTTGGCACGAGCACCACGCAAGTCGCCACCACGGCGTTTGTGCAGGCTGCGCTTGCGGCGCTCTACCCGGTCGGTTCGATTTACACCAACGCAACCGACAGTACCAATCCTGGCACGTTGCTGGGTTTTGGCACTTGGACGGCATTTGCCGCTGGCCGGGTTGCGGTTGGCTTTAACGCCAGCAACGCGCTGTTCGACACTGCCGAAGAGACTGGCGGTAGCGCGGATGCGATCACGGTCAGCCACACCCACACTGCAACGTCTACCTCTACGGTTACCGATCCGGGCCACTTCCATAACAGCCCTACGGGCGACGAGTTCAAATATTACGGCGACAGCGGCATTACTGGCAACGGCCCTAGCGGTCTTCGCACGACCGACACGTTAGGTATTACGCAAACGAAGACGACGGGCATCACGGTCGCTACGAGCACGACGAACAGCTCCACCGGCTCCTCTGGCACCAACGCCAACTACCAGCCGTACATCACTGTATATATGTGGAAAAGGACGGCGTGAAAACGCCGGTTGTTGCTTGCGATGACTACACCCTGTATCTTGAAGACTACAACGGGTTTGAGTTCATCCACTGCGACTGCCGGCGCTGGACGAATGAGGTAAGAAAGCGGATGTCAGAAGATCTTGTAAAAATTCAGACAGGTGACTTGTACGCCATCCACGAGATCGAAGACACGAAGCACGCAAAGTTTTTGAAGTTGTTCGGGTTTAATTTTTTGGAAGATTTTGTCGGTGCTGACAGTAAGGCCCGACAGACATATGTCAGGAGAGCATGATGGGCGTTGAAGCAGCAATCATTGGAGGCGGTCTATTAGGCGGCATTATGCAGGGCAACGCTGCGGCTGACGCTGCGGAGGCTCAAGCACAAGCTCAGAGAGACGCGGCGCGCCTAAGCGCTGAAGAGTCCCGCTTTCGCCCCGTAGGCATCACGACGCGCTTTGGCCAGTCAGCCTTTGAATATGGCCCTGAAGGTCGCGTCACTGGTGCTGGCTATCAACTCGCCCCCGAGTTCCAGGCGTATCAGAACCGTCTGCTGGGCCTGGCTGGCCAGGGGCTGACCCAGGCTGAGATGGCTCCGCAGCAGTTTGCGCCCCTCACCGGCGCAGGCGCAAGCCTGTTCAATCTGGGCCAACAGTATCTGGCCGAGACGCCCGAGCAGGTTGCGGCCAAGTACATGGCAAGCCAGCAGAACTTGCTGGCCCCCAGCCGTGAGCGTCAATTTGCCCAACTGCAAAACCAGTTGTTCCAGACGGGCCGTGGCGGTCTGTCTGTGGGTGCGACTAGCATGCGTCCTGGTGGCGGTGCTGGGCTGGGTGCAACCAACCCCGAACTTGAGGCGTATTACAACGCCATCGCACAGCAAGACGCTGCTCTGGCCGCTCAAGCCCAGCAAGCAGGTCAGCAGCAACTGGCGTTTGGCACGGGCCTGTTTGGCACCGGCGCGCAACTGTACGACCTGTACGGTCGCGGTCAAGTCGGCGCTCTGGCTCCTTACCAAGCCTATCTGGGCGGCGCTCAAGGCCTGGAAGCTCTGGGCCAGCAGCCGCTGGAGCTGGGATCGGCTCTGGGCGGTCGGATCGCCAATCCGACGGGTGCTAATGCACTAATGCAAGGTGGCATGGCTGCAGCACAGTCGATGTACGGCGCTAACGCCTACAACCCGTTTGCTACCGCGTTGACTTCGTTTGCGGCTAATCCGGCGGCAACACGCGGCTTGCAAGGGATGTTTGGCGGTGGATTTAGGACGCCAGGGTACGGAATGTCTCTTGGCGGCGTAAACCCGGTGTCTGGTGAGTATCTGGGTTCTCTGGAGTTCTAATATGGCAACCGATATCGTCCAATCCCTGTTTGGCGTGACGCCAGAGATGTACCAGCAGCGCCAAGCTACTGCGGCTGACGATCGTGCGCTGGCTCTGGCGCAACTCAACCCCATGCAGCGCGCTGAGTTCAACATTGGTCGTGGAGCGTATGGCCTTGCTGGCGCACTGGGTGGGCCTGACCCCGAGTTGCAGCGCATCAGCGCTCGTCAATCTATTGCTCGTCAGATTAATTTCAATGATCCTGCTTCAATTCAGCAGGCAATGACCACGCTCCAACAAGCTGGTGACATTACTGGAGCGATGCAACTGATGCAAGTTGCTGATCAAGCAACGCAGCGTCAAGTTCTCCAGGCAGAGCGCGACCAAAAGGCACGTTTACTTCGTCAAACGCAGTTGGCCGAGCGTGTTGCTAGGAGCGCGTATCAACCTGGTGGTGAGGCTGCTTTCTATGGCAAGCCAACTGGCGAGGCTCTGTATGACGATGAAGGCAACCTGAAGCCTGGCGCTGGAGTTACGCAATCAAGCTTTGACGTACGCCGAGTGACTCCTGAGCTTATGGCTCTGGGCGCTCCTGGCATTGCACAGTTGAAGGCGCTGACAGAGGCCCAAAAACTGATGCAACCTGAAACTGTCAGCATCAAAGAAGGCGAAACTCTTTACAGCGTTCCGACCACGCCTGGCGGAGAGTACAAGCCGGTTGTCATGGGCGGAGCCAAGCCGACTCCGTTCACCGGAGATATGGCTAACGCGGCAAATATTCTTTACAGAACCACTGACCCCGCAAAGATTTACAACCAGTTCGGGCAGGCTGGACTTGATGCTGTTGCCAAGCAAGCCGAAAGAATTGCTGAAGGTAAACGCCCTGTCACTAACATTACAGCGCCTGTCACCATCAGCATGCAAAAGGGCTTTGGTGAAAACCTCACTGAAACCATCACCGGGAACCTGAAGGCTGGTCGTTCTGCTGTCTCGACAATGTCAACTGTTGAGAACATGAAGACGCTTCTTGATGAAGGCGTCAGAACTGGCTTTGGCCAGGAGACATTGCTTAAACTCGGTCAAGCGGGTCAGTTGTTTGATCCTAACTTCAACACCAAAGGGCTGGCGGGTCAAGAAGCATTCCAAGCCTTCTCGACTCAAATCGTGCTGCCGCAGGTCAAGCAACTTGGTGCTAACCCGACAGATACTGACTTAAAGTTCATTGTGACTGGCTCGGCTGGCCTTGCGAAAACTGTTGAAGGAAACCGACTGCTGCTTGACACTTTGCAGTTGAAACTGCAACGTGAGCAAGATCTGGCTAAGTTCTCTAACCAGTGGCTTGCATCCAATAGCCAACTCGTTAAAACTGATCCTATTAGCGCACAAGCTAAGTTCAATACGGATTTCGACACTTACACGCAATCTAGCCCGCTGTACGGCCCCGCTTCTAACACGCTGCGTGCCCGGTATACGGCGCTTGGTGGCAATGTTCGCGGATCTGAGCCTGCACGGCGTGCGGCACAAGCTGGTGGTTTTAGCCGATAAGGAAACGACATGGCATCCTTGAATGACCAAATCCAAGAGTTCCGAGACGAACTTCAAATTTCCAAAGAAGAAGGCCGGCTAACTCCTGAAGGCCAGAAAATGCTTGACCAGCTTAATACCAAGAGCTGGTCTACAAGCGGCTTTGGTCAGTTCCTGCAAGGTCTATCGCTGAACTTTAGCGACGAAGCCATTGGTTCGTTTAAGTCTTTCCTTAGTCCTGGCCCCGCTCAAGTTGCAAGACAGATTGGGCGGATGGCCCCAGATCAACCTGCGCCTACTCCTCGTGAGGTTGGTGTTGCACTTGAGCGAATTGGTCTGCAAGAAACTGCCAAAGAAGCCCCGATTAGCAGCATCGCTTTAAACATTGCTGGCGGTGCAACTCCGGCCATCGTAACTCGTGGACGCGCAGCTCCTGGAGGAACTGCTGCTCAGATTGGTCTTGCCACTGCGGCAGGCGCAACGGCTGGATTGGGAGAGTCTGAGGCCGAATTCTTTAGCCCTGAGGCTGGAAAATCTAGCGCGATTGGCGCTGGAATCGGTCTATTCGCTTTGCCGGCTGGAAAACTTATTGGCATGGGGACTGGGGCTGTTTATCGTGGCGTTGTAAAGTCAATCTTTGACAACCCGCAGCGCCTCGGTACGGATGAGGCGCGGTCGTTGATTAAGCAAGCGCTGGTGTCTGATGTTGGTGGAGTCGATGAGGCAGTCAGGTTTGTTCTTGAGCGCAAAGGCAAGCCCTATGCTCTGGCAGACGTTGGGCCTAACACCAGAGCCTATTTGGATGCAGCCAACAGCATCCCTGGCCCCGGCAAGAAAGAGGCGCAGAACTTCCTGCAAGAGCGCGACAAAGGAATGCTCGCTCGATTGACGAGCGATCTGCAAGTTGCATTTGGCTCTAAAGCAGCTTTCTTTGATGAGTTCAACGCGCTCAAGACAGCCAGATCTACTTTAGGCGGCGCTCTTTATGAACGAGCACTGAAAAAAGACATTCCGGTCACGCCTGATCTGGTGTCTTTGATGGAGCGGCCTAGTGTGCAGGACGCTTATAAACGAGCCGTTAATCTGGCTCAAGAGCAGGGCGTTAAGTTGCCGGACGTTGTTATTGATAAGGGTCGGCTTGTGACTGCTGATGGAAAACCAGTCACCAGCATTAACAGCACGTTCCTTCACTTCATCAAGATGGGTCTTGACGATGTTGTTTACACTGGTAAAAGCCCAACAAGTGGGATTGGAAATACATTACTTAGTAAGGTGAAAGACACCAGAACCGCATTCCTGAATCAGCTTGATGCGGCTAACCCGACCTACAAAAATGCTCGGCGCGTCTGGGCATCTGACACCGCAGTGATGGATGCGATGGAGGAAGGTCGAACCGTATTCAATAAGAGCGCGAAAGACGTTGACATCCTTCTCAACGACATGAAGACGATGACGAGGTCGGAGCTTGAAGGGCTGCGCCTTGGCGTTATGCAGAACCTTTTGGATCGGATGGGAGGCGCTCAGGCAGCGGCGACCATCGTCGGCCCAACCGGAAACCCGGCGCTCAAAATCATCAACGACCCCAAGAATATGCGTATCCTGCGGGAGACATTCCCCAAGGACGAAGCTGGCAACGAGGCGTTCTCCAAGTTCATCAATAACCTCAAATCTGAAGTTGAGATGAAGAGCACTTCTAAACAGGTGCTTCAAGGCTCTCAAACCGCAGGACGTCAACAGGCAATTGAAGACGTTCGTGCTGGTGGTCAAGCAATGCGAGACATGCCTGCCATGAGCGTCCAAGGCATTCTGATGCGCGCCTTGCAGCGCGATTACGCCCAGCTTGGCGATGCTCAGACCCGTGCTGTTGCCGATGAGATGACTCGGATTCTGACGACGACTGATCCTAAAAAACTGCAAAAGATCAGCAAAGAGCTTTCAAGCCGTAGCGTTTACGACATTGTCAGCAAGGACATCCCCGAGCTTTTGCCTGCGCTGGGCCGGGCTGTTCTTGGGCCGTATTCGGTTGGCTCAATGTCTGGCAACGTAGCCCCTAGCGTTGGTGGCGCTGCATCTGGATTGCTTGGCCCGATTCGATAAAGACTAATGAGCGACGAGAAGATCAACCACAACAGCCTGATCGAGAAGGTTCTCGGATACGTCGATTCCCCGTTCAAGCTGTTTGCCATTCTTTTGATGGCGATCTTCGCGTTCACTGGCTACTTCATTTGGCAGAACCAAGCGTTTTTGCTTGGAGCGTATAAGGAGCAGAAGAAGCTACCCGCCATCGCAGAGGATAGGGTCGAGGATGTCGCGGCGCACTTGTTTAAGAACACCGACGCGCAGGTTGTGGCGATCTTCAAGGTCAATCCGATGTTCGGAACTCGCGTACTGCATCGCGCGTATACGAAACAAGGGCGCGAGAAGGAGCACGAAGGCCTGGATGTCGGACTGTTCACCTCCAACATCGCCAATAACAGGGACGTTGTAGCACTCATGGCCGGCGAGATTCCGTGCGGGGAATACAAGACCGCGCAGTCCGAGATCGGGCTTTGGTACATGGAAAAGGGAATGACCTACGGGTGCCGTGTTGGCGTACCGCCAGAGCCTGGAAAGCTGGTTGGACAGATCACCGTAGGCTGGAAAGAGGAACCGCCGGATGTCGATGCGTATCGCGTCCTTTTGCAAATCGCAGCAACCATGTTGTCGAGGAGTAAACAGTAATGGATTGGCTCAAACAGATTGCACCTACCATCGCCACCGCGATGGGTGGCCCCTTGATGGGTATGGCTGTCTCCGCGGTATCCAAAGCGATTGGGGTGGAGCCTGACAAGGTTCAAGACCTCATCTCCAGCGGCAAGCTGACGTCCGAGCAGATCGCGCAGATCAAAATTGCTGAGATTGACCTCCAGAAGCAGGCCAATGAACTGGGGCTGAACTTTGAGGCTTTGGCCGTAGACGACCGCAAAAGCGCCCGCGATATGCAGGTGGCGACCCGTTCTTGGATTCCGCCTCTGCTGGCGGCGTCGGTGACGCTGGGCTTCTTCGGCATCCTAGCCATGATGCTGCTGGGCAAAGTGGACTCCAATAACCCCGCCATCCTGATGATGCTCGGCTCGCTTGGCACCGCCTGGACGGGCATCATTGCGTATTATTTTGGTTCTA